TAACCAGTGTTAACAGCAAACTTACACAAAAAGAAGTTGACAATAGATTTTACATTGATAAAAAAGAACACAATGTAATTGCAAGTACTCCGTTTCCATACGAACGGTTTGAAATTAACAATTACGAACAGTACACGGAAGCACTGTACAATTCCAAGTATCAAATGTTTTGGGGTGTGCCCAGTGACGTAGAAATAACCAACGACAAGTTGTTTGATACATATTTTAGTCATCATAACAAATACGATAGAACTATTAATCATGTTTTCTTAAACGGAGAAAACTACGATGGTGTTGTATTGTTCAGCAAAGACTGTTTGGTGAGCGAAAAAGAAGTTGATCATAGATTTTATGTGAAGAAAAAAGAATGGGATGCTGTTATTAGTAAACCTAAAAAGTTTGATGTGTTTAGAATTGACTCGTATGCAGAATACGAATCAGCAAAAGAAAATTCTACAACAGACATGTTTTACTTGGTTTACAGCGATATTGATGTATTAGATACGTTTAAGTTTGATCATTACATTAGTCATCATAATCAATATGAACGTAAAATAAATCACGTATGGAAAAATGGCGAATACTATGATGGTATTGTACTAACAAGTAAACACATACATTTGACTCCTAGAGAAATTGATTTTAGATTTATGGCAATCAAAAAAGAATATGATGAAATTGCTAGTATGCCTAAAAAATATGAAGTTGTGTTTATTAGTAATGGCGAACAGAATGCTGATGATAACTATGAGAAATTACTAGAAAAGGTAGATGCTTGGAGAGTTGATCGTGTTAAAGGCATTCACCAAGCACATATTGCAGCAGCAGAAAAAGTTAGTACAGAAATGTTTTGGGTAGTTGACGGCGATGCAGAAGTATTAGATGACTTTGAGTTTGACTATCAAATTGCACACTATGACATTGATGGTCGTAATACTGTACATGTATGGCGTAGTTTTAATCCAATTAACGGACTAGTGTATGGCTACGGCGGTGTAAAATTATTACCAACTGAGTTAACTAGAAATGTTGACATTGATGCACCGGATATGACAACAAGTATTAGTAATAAGTTTAAGGGCATTAATAGAATGAGTAATACTACTGCGTTTAATACAGATGCATTTAGTGCATGGCGTAGTGGTTTCCGTGAATGTGTAAAACTTGCAAGTCGTGCAATTGATCGACAAAACGACGAAGAAACAGAGTTTAGACTTAACGCATGGTGTGATCGTGGTGCAGATAAACCGTTTGGTGAATATGCTATTGCTGGTGCAAAATTAGGACGCAAATACGGCGAAATTTACAAAGATAACAAAGAAGCACTGGCAAAGATCAACGACTTTGAATGGTTGAGAGAACAATTTAATCTATCGTCATCTCAATAACACGAAACACTGTTTCTAATTTTTGTTGATTAGTTTTACGTCTAAGTGTGTTGGCCAATCCTGTATGCAAAGGCTTTGGCCAATTACCAAAACTAACCCAAGCATATCCGTCATGTTCGGCATTTAATACAGGAATAAATTCTTTTTCTACTATACACAAATAAGTGTGAAACAAAAAATGTTCATCATTGCTTATAAAAGTTTCTAGCGGTATTGCTTTTTTAATTGTAGTATCGCCGATTTCTTCTTGTATTTCTCTACGCAAGCCTTCCCAAGGCGATTCACAGGCTTCGTTGGTTCCGCCTACTAATCCCCATACATTTGATTGTTTGCTTTGTGTTCGATGCAAAAACAAAAATCTATTGGTATCAAGTGTGTAAAATAATGCACCACTACAGATAATTTTATTCATACAAATAGTTATCTTATAGTCCGAGTGACCATGTGCCGTTTTTATAATATCCGTCTACACTTAAATGCCAAATATAACCATTCCAATAGTACTGTTGTTTGGTATACAAGTTGGTAACATATGTAAATGTTTTGGTTTCACTGGCATCGAGTACAATGTGCCAATTGCTGCCGTCCCATTCAACAATGTCATTAGCGTCTGCCATAAAGTCAGTACCATCTGCATTTTTCCAAGCATCAGGCCCGTCATCATTTAGGTTAAAGATATATGTTACAACATCACCTTCGTTGGCTTGTTGATTAAGTTGTACAACTACTTTGTTATCTATTTCTTTTAAAGAAGCACCAACTAGTGTGTTGTTTACGTATACAGCAAACTCGTTTACAGTATCAGCTAACCACCATGTTGCTTTAAACACATAAAGTTTTTCTAAATCTGTTCTATAGAACAAATCGCCTTCTGTTGGTGAACTAGGAAAACTTGTACCTTCTGCAACTCCTGCTGGTTTTACAATATCATCGATGTAATAATCTAAATCAGTTTCAAATCTTATAGTTGGTGTTGATACAGTTATTTTTCTTTCTACTTTATTACCAATAGGACGAATCATCAACAAACGCAATCCTGGATCTTTAAATTGGGTAGGATTAAAACGTCTCGGATCGATAAAGTAATCAATGCCGCCACCAGTAGTAACAGGTCCTTCGATTATTGTATCGTCGGGTATTGTATCTTCGTCCCAAGTAATAAGTATTTCAAATTCGTTATCCGGGTTTACTGTTATTGTTCCTGTGATAGGAATAGTTCTATCAACTCTTCTTAGTCGAACTTCGCTAATACCTGGTTGATATTGTGCTGGTAATTCAGCCTTGAATATTTCTGCCCAAGAGATTTGTTTTTCTTCAAATCCTGGATTCTTCATTAATATTGCAGTTTCGTTTTCTACGTATAAGCCATAATTGCGATAGCTGGTTACAACAGGGCCTGTAATTCTATTGCCGTCTTGGTTTACTGCTAATGTTTTAGTCATCCATATAGTATGTTCATCTACTATTGTACCGTCGGCTAATATAGTTTTACCGTCTGGTGTGGTAGATACATTATTAATTGGAATGCCATTGTTATACACAACCCCTTCTAAGTCTGTGGTTATGTTATCACTATAATCGCTGCCTTCTCCAATATCGTTGATATCCAATATGCCGTCACTTGACGATGTATTGGTATCTGTATCAGGATTGAATCCGTCTAGACTAATAGTACCTTGATCTAAATTAATAACACTAGTAATGATGTCTGTAATAACACCAAGTTTTTTAACTTTAGTAGGAGGTGAAATATATATAGGAGCAGTAAATCCTAATGTAGCAACATCAATATCACTTTCTGTTCCTGTAGGAATACTTCTACTACTAAAGTCTACAGTGCCTAATTCTAACACACTTAAACTGGTCCAATCAATATAATTGTCAGTGGTTTGTATTTCTAAACTTGGATTGAACAGCATCATAATCTGTTCTAGTATTTGTAGTTTTTGATCTGTGTTAGTACTCCATACATCTACATTAACACTTAATGTATAAGGTGTGGGCATTAAGCGTTCAACTGTATAACTTTTACCTTGTGTGTTAAGATATTCTTGTCCGTTTTCGTCATACGCACGTTCACGTATGTTAATCTTATTGACATAGCTGCTATCACTTAAACGTGTTCTGTCTAGTTCTAATCCAGTGATATACACACTCATTCGTGGAGCACTAGGTATTTTGTTTTCGGAGTTATCTCTAATAATATTTGCAACTTGACGTGTTAAGTCACCATACATCACCGGAATACGTACTAGGTTTCCGTCACCGTCTTTGTAACTAAAATGACTAAATGCTCTGACTATCTGTGTTAGATATCTACGTATCTGACCGTCGTAAAAATGTTGCATTAATTATCCGCCTTTGGTTTTAGTGCTTTACTTAGAGACTGTCTTTCTGGTACAGTTTCGCCTGCAATTACATCAGTGTTTGTATTATTAATAAATTCACCTTTTAGCGTATTTCTGTTGCTGTTAGGCGTCATGTTTGTTCTTACTTTATCTTCTACTTTCACCCAAGTGTTCCCATTAAATCTAAAAAGTCTGTTAGGTAAGAAATCAGTTCTCAAATAGTAATCGCCATCAAAACTTTCACTCGGAAAGCCCGCTCCTACTCCATAAGGTGCACCGTTTGGCGGCAACCCATCTCCTACCAGGTATCCTAAATATCCTGCACGTTCCGGAGGACGCATAACAATGTCAACTGGTGTTATGCCATCAACAGTTAAACCAGTTGCATCAACTGTAACGATTTCAATTTCACCTGTGCTATCTACTTGTATAGTATAATAATGATTTATGTTATAACCACTTAACGGTGCGTCTGCTTCGGCTTGTGCTACCACAGCATCGCTGATCTGCATTTCTTTATCATATGTTGAAAGTAAATCTCGTAGTGTATCGCCGTTTGGATTTTCTTCATCAGCAGGTAAATCAAGTATGTCTTTGTACTCTTGACTATCTACAATTTGTTTTAGTTTTAATCTATACAAATGCGGATACCATGTTTGACTAAAACCTTCACTTGCTCTGTTAACATCTTCAACCACATAAAAACGTTTTAATGCTATAGACAAATCATTTAATGCGTATTCGTCTATCAAATGAGGTAACTCAATAACATCACCGCTTATAATCTTTCTGCCAATGGTTTTAACACTACTGTTCATGTGTATTGTTAAAAATATAGTATCGTTACTTAAAAACAAACCAAACTGTCTTAAATCAAAGTCGTTGTCTTGCACATTATAATGACCACGCAGCCTATAAATGTTTTCATCATACTTGCGATCTCTGTTTTCTAAAAACAACAAATCTTGTATGTTTGTTTCGCTTTGTGTTGTGTAAAGAGGTTGATCCGCAGTATTTTCTGTGTTTTCGTCTGTAGGTAAAGCATCAAGTTTTGGACCTAGATACTTGTGTACAAAAACATCAGTACCGCCAACAGTGAATTGTTCAAAGATAATTTTATCTAAGAAATCATAATCTTTACTTTTTTCTGGTCTGTATAAACTAAGTCTTGGCATATACATATTTAGCATAAATACTTGTGGAGACAAACTATGGCTGATACAACTACTGAAAAACAAGAAATTTTTAACTACGTGGAAGCATTCCTTGGCGGAGGAATGGTAGACGTTGAGCTTGATCCTGTTCATTACGAAACAGCATTGAAAAAATCATTATCAAAATATAGACAGCGTAGTGAAAATGCTGTTGAAGAAAGTTATGTTACATTGCCAATAAATCAAGATGTTAATGAGTATACATTACCACAAGAAGTTATCGAAGTACGTAAAATTTACAGACGCAGTGTAGGTAGTAGATTAGGCGGCAGTGCAGATGGCGGTAGTTTGTTTGAACCTTTTAACCTAGCATACACAAACACATACTTGTTAGCAGGCAGCGGCATTGGTGGTTTAGCCACATATGATTTCTTTGCACAACAGCAAGAATTAGTTGGACGTATGTTTGGCTCGTTTATTGAATTCAAATGGAATACTTCAAACAAAAAATTAACAATATTACAGCGTCCAAGAGCTGACGAAGAAATATTGTTATGGTGCTATAATTTTAGACCAGACTTTGAATTGTACAAAGATTACAAAGCATATCAATGGATCAAAGATTATACACTAGCAAACTGCAAATATATGTTAGGCGAAGCACGTAGCAAGTTTAGCACTATTGCAGGTCCTGGGGGCGGTACAACATTAAACGGCGACACATTAAAAAATGAAGCACAACAAGAAATGGAAAAACTTGAAAAAGAATTAGACATGGCTTCAGCAGGTGGCGTTGGTTACGGCTTCTTAATAGGATAATATGTCAAAATTTAAAAACAATAAAGTTATAATTTCTGGCGGATGTAGTTTTACAGCAGGACACGATCTTGCAGATTGGAATGGCAGTGTAGAGCCAGATGGTATTTGTCATACCTACAGTAATAGAACATGGGATAGCATAATACATCGAAAAATGTCTCCTCATTCTAATCTTAGAAAAACTGCTATGGGCGGACACGGATACGGTGCTATTACAAGAAGAATCATTTATGAATGTGAACAACAATTAAAAACACACAAGCCAGAAGAAATTATTGTTCTAGTAATGTGGACCAGTGCATTGCGTAGAGAATTTGTAAGCATACATGAAGAATATTTTTATGAGCCAGAACAATACTTTACTCACACTATGCCAGGAATGATAGAACCACGCAACAATCCTCATTGGAAAGATGTAAAGAAAAGATTAGAAAAAGAAAAATTAGTAAAAACTGTAGAAGAATTTTATAACAAACGATTTACAAGAGATAATGTATATTATTACAGTTTACAACAATATGAATATCTAACAAATTATCTAAAAGCAAATAACATAATGTATTTTTATACAGGATCTTATAATGATCTTGCAAGTGAAGATACAATGCAAGAAAACAATATTTTTATACATGACATGTATAAAAGATTAGATATTAAAAATAATGTATGTTTAGAAAACGGCCTAGGATTTAACGAATGGGCAACAAAAGAAAAATTACCAAAAGGTGTCAGTGATCATCCACTAGAAGAAGCACAATTGCGTTGGGCTAAAAAATTTATAAAGTGGATTGAATCTCGTTGACAAAATATTGATTTTTTAGTATATTAAGTTATGAAGAAAAAGTTATTGGTAATTGGTCACGGCAGGCACGGTAAGGATACTGTCTGTGAAATACTACGTGACAAGTATAATTATAGTTTTGAGAGCAGCAGTCAATTTTGCTCTAAACTGTTTATCTATGATATGTTGAAGGACAAGTATGGATATAGTAATGAAGAACAGTGCTACGCTGACAGGCATAATCACCGAGCAGAATGGTATGATGCTATCTGCGATTATAATGATCCTGATGCGGCACGTTTAGGAAGAGAAATTTTTCAAGCACATGACATTTATTGCGGACTACGCAATAAACGTGAATTTTTTGCAATGCAAAACACTGGCGTATTTGACTATGCCATCTGGGTAGATCGTAGCAATCACTTGCCTCCTGAAGATAAAAATTCAATGAGTCTTGAACAATGGATGGCAGATTTTACCATTGACAATAACGGTGACCTCAACGAACTTGCATTTAATATAGATCAGTTAATGAGTTATCTTCATAGATAAACA